GCCAAACCTTTGCTACAATTGCTTCTGAATGACTTTCAAGAAATTTTTCCTCAGCATGTTTTGCAGAATATCCATTGATGATTTCAATCTTTTTAACTTTACTACCAGCCATCTTATAGATTACTCTATATGGTCTCTCAGCTTTTCGTTGATATAGGTGAATAGTTTCTTCCATTAATACAACCTCTATCTATAATTTTATAATCATATTATCACACGTTTTACACTAATTCAACCATAATATAACATTATTATTTATAACAAATTATGAAGTATGTAGATAATTAGAACGATCATCAGTTTTGAGTTATTCAAAAAAACTTGTATAAAAAAAGGGACTATTCGAAAATAGCCCTACTATCTCGATACCTGAACAGCATCAACAGTCATTTCACTTCCAATTTTGAACGGCAATGATATTTTCATGATAAGAAATCTTGTTCTATCCAGTTTTAGAATTTGATCTGATAGATCAATGACCTCATCAATATCCAAATGATACATCGGAACACTTGAAATACTGATTGAAGATTGCAATGATATGAGTTTTTTCAGTTCATATTCTGCAAGTTCTTGAGCCATTGATTGAGATAAAATATATTGATTGCTTACCACCTTAACCCTCTTATATCCAAGGTTAGGGATACTAATATTACTGGTTAAATCCATATTATTAGCTTCAGCCGTAATCGTTTGATCATTAACTGTTCCACCTTTTACAAGAACAGAATTAAAAATATCTGAAAATGGATAGCTTTGGCTGATTCCCATATAATTGAAATCATTTTGAGCAAAACTCCATAATGATTCTTTTTCATCGGCATTTGTGTTTTTCGCAAAAACCAAACTGCCAGTTGTATCATAATACACGTTTGCAGAAAATGTTGATGCAATTTCTAATAGGATACTGCCCAAATTATCCCCGATATCTTTACTGATGTTGGAGGGAATAGTAGCATCCCATAATTCATTTTGTATCATTGGTTGGATTGGATCACCTGACTTCTCAAGAATATCTTTAATTGCTTGCGATACAGTAGTACCAGCTAAAACGGTATACTCCTGATCTAATTCACCGCCTAAAGTACCATCCAATAAACTGAATTTATCCAAAAAGTTCAGCTTGACCACTTGATAACTACTATTGCTAATAGCGTTAGGATTTTCAAGCACAAACACCCCTTGAGGGATAAAATATTCTTGTTCCCCAATATACAAACCCAAATACAATTTAACTCTATACCTTGCCCATATCCTATTGGGATCAGGTGTATAATTCCCATCAATATTGACCATGGTTATATTAAATGTTCTTCTAATGCCGTTTTGAAGACTTATATTCAAAGAACCGTCAGAATCAATATTTTGATTGCTTTCTGTTTCTGAAGTGGTTTCATCTTCAAGTCTTAAGATTTCCATTTTTAAAGCTGGTCTTCTTATGCACGATCTTAGGACATCAAAATATTTACTTATCATACATATCACCCATTAACCTTTGGTCTTTTGCACTTGATGTATTTAAAGCTGAAATCATTATTTATTATTTCAACCAAAACAGCATCATTAGTTGTGAGAACTAATCCATCAACAGCGTATATATTGTAGATGGTATCATTCATTTTCACCTGATATGAGCCATTTACATTAGTTCCAGTGATGATTCCATCTTGTGTTCTATTAAATTTTAAGTGTTTTAGCTTTTCATCGATCAATTTACTTAATGTCGATAAAAGAATATTGCAATCCTGATTATCATTCCTTTTCATAAAATTCCCCCTAAAAAATCAGGGGAATTTAATCCCCCGACTATGCATACTTGAATTGATGGAATATTGACGGTAACAAATCTATAAACGATGCTGCATCATTAGTTTCAACTTTTGCAATGTTAACCGTATAATTATTGCCACCATTCGATGATGATTGACCTTTATTCGCTGGATTATATTGATTCAAATGGGCAGGAATTACGGATTCTCCACGATGGAGCAAAGCTAGTCCAGTATTAGGAACAAATGGAGTACCCACACTATATGACGGTATACTTACCGCATTACCCACACCAGATGACATTTCAGATTTGCTATTATTCCAAAAAGTCAATTTATCAGCTAACCATGATATGGAATCATTGATAAATGAAGTAATTGAACTCCATGTATTTTTTAAACCATCAAACAAACCATTGAATATAGTCTGACCTATATTTACAAAGGATTGGTATAGACCTCCAAACCATGAAATCATACCATTGATTTTTTCATCAATCCAATTTGTTATACTAGACCAAATGACAACTATACCTTGCCATAAGCCAGTCAGGATATTTTTACCTGCTTGCTTGAAGGATTCAATGTAGCTACTTATTCCATTTATTAACGCATTTATAATTTGAGGTAAACTAGCCAATAACTGAGGTATCGCTTGTATCAGTCCAGCCGCTAATTGCACGATCAGCGTGATACCCAAATTAATAATCTCAGGGAGGTTATTAACAATAAAGTCCACTATGCTCGTGATAATCTTAGGTAATTCCTTAATTAACTCTGGAAGTGCATCAATCAACCCTGTTGCTAATCCTTCCATTAGTGTAAACGCTGCCGCCAATAACTGATCCATATTATCCAGCAAGGTTTGAGCGATCAATACAATTGCTTCAACCATAGCTGGAATCAATGTAGGCAAAGCAGTACCAAGCCCATCCACCAATGCAATAATTAATTGTGCTGCTGCACCAACTATTAAAGGTAGATTATCTATTAAGGCACCAACAATAGTCAATATTGCAGATACAGCGGCAGGAATTAATTCTGGTAACAATTGGATGATGGTTTGCAATACTTGAGTAAATAACCCTGTTGCTGTTTCTAGGAGCATAGGCAATAAATCTCCGATTGCTGATAATACTGCATCCATTGCTGGAGGAAGAGCAGTAACAATATTTTTAATGACAGGTACGATATTTTTCACCACAGACTGAAAAGCATCCACCATGTTTTTAGTTAAGTTCGTCATATCTGCATTAGCGTTTCCAAGTCCTGCCGTAAATGAACCAAGTGCCGCTTGCATTAACCCGATTGAGCCGGATATGGTTTGAGTCGATTCTTTGGCAAAGTTTCCTGCATATTGCTCAGTATTCTCAAAGAACATCTGCATTGCCAGTTCTGCTTTTTCTGCTTGTGTCGCTGTGTTCCAAGTGAAGTCAAGCCCTTTGGCAAGTGCATAGGCTTCAATATTAGTAGCATTCATGGCAACACCAAGATTATCCATCATGGTAAAGTTGCCTTTTGCTGCACCAGCCACAGAATCTAACGCTACTTGCATATCAATACCCATGACTGATGCCATATCTGCTGCTCTTTGCATAGCATTTTCGGTCAGTTCAAGACTTTTCTGCTGTTCAACCCCTGAACCCTGAAACAATGCTCCCATCTTGTTGGCAGTAGCAAGATAGTCACTTTGACTTACCCCAAGGTTTTTATAAGCATCTTCGCCCATTTTCTGGATTGATTCCGCATATTTTCCAAAGACAGCTTCAGATCCACCAAGATTTTGTTCCAACTCACCGAATTGCTTTACAACATCTTTTCCAAGTTTGATAGCTACTGCACCAGCAGCAGCAAGACCGCCAATAAAGCTAACCTTTAAAAAGTTAGCAAGACCGCTAAATTTACCCTGAAGGTTATTTACACTATCACCAGCATTGTTCATGCCACCTGAAAAGTTCTTATCATCCAAAACAATTGAATATTTGTACGTTGCAAGATCAATTATGTTACTCATTCTCCACCTCCCTTCTTAATTAGAGGTTTGATTCTATTCCAATCAGGCTCAGTTGCCTGACGTTGTTTCTGCTTAATTAATTCATTCTGATATTCTGGATTTTTCATTAATTCAAACGTTTGGAATTGTTTTAGAAGTGATAAAAAGACCGCATAAGGCAATTCATAAACTTCATTAAATCCCATGTTACCCTTTTGCATTAGATATGCGATATTTTCCATGATCTCAATATCATCAGATTCTTGAATTTGGCTTGATTTCGACCTTGTACCTTTTACTTTGATGCAAGGTCTTTTCAGTTTGGGTCAGCAGCGATATCCTTAATATGTTCCATCATGCCATTTACAATAGCTTTGAGATAACGAACATCATCAAATCTTTCCTTCACAAATTCAAGGGTAATAGTCTTGCTCTTATCCTGTGACAAGATATCAGCAACCATCTTTTGCATAATCTCATATGCCTTATCATCCTCAGTTAAGCCTTGAATTTGTTGACCATATTTCGATAATTGCACAACAAATTTGGTTGATATCTCACCAGGTATAATATATTCTTCACCCGTTGCAAGTCTGAAGATCAATGGCTCTTTGACCAAAATGCCTAAATCAATAATTTTTCCCATGTTTTCTATTCCTCCTAAAAAAATAAAGGGAGGCTTAATCCTCCCTGTTTATTAAAAATTTTTATGAATTGGTTTCGATAAACTCAACATAGTTGTTAGAAGTATCCGTCAAAGCTAGGAATTCATAATCAACGGTTACAGGCTTTTCATCCGTAAATTCTAATGCTAAATCAGCATCAAAAACAGCCTTATAAATGTTTACCGTTAATGTTCCACCGCTCTTCTTGGTATGTACGAAACGCAAATACACAACAGGAGTAGCATCATCTTTACCGATAATCATCTTCTGCTCACCAGTTGTAGCATTTTTTGTATATGTTGATCCTGTTAGGTATGTTGCAACGTTCTCCATAACCCATGTCATAATGCCCGTTGAAAACTTAACTGCTTTGTCAGTATTTAATTTCGCAACAATACCTCTATTTGCCGATTTGATTTCTAGTTTCTCAGTATTTATTTCAATTTTTGCACCAGATTCAATAGCACCGATATTGACCAATGCTTCAGCTTCTGGAACTGTTAAATTGCTTAAATCAACAATACCGCTAGTTAAGCCTATAAAAAGTTCACCTGAACCTAAAATAATTGGATCTGAATTTTGATAATCCATAGCCATATTTTTTACCTACTTTCTTAAATTTTGATCATAAAAAAAGCAACTACCTCGTAATTGCCAGTTTCTGGATTCTTGACCATCCCACCGCCATTAAGCAGACTGGAATGACGAATCACCGTATCATTATCTTTTATTATTTTTTCGTTTCGTGGATCATCCAATAGATCAATCAATCGTTCCTTTATCGTGATTAACTTTGACAAATCTTTACCTATTACATTGAACTCAATCTGATAGTCTTTGATAAAACCGCCATTAAGTTCTTTGTATTTGTAGATAAGATATGTTTCAGCGTTTACATCTACTGGTTTTTCAACCAACCAAATGAACTGACCACCAAGCAAACTAATTAATTGAGTATCTTCGATTAAATATTTTCTCAATACTTTCATTGTTATCACCCCTTATGCTAAGGAGTCAAAGCATCTTTTATTTTTCGCTTTATGTTCTCCATATTCTGATCAACCGCTGGTTCAAGATATGGTTGATGCCGTTCTGCCCAATAAGCATACTCGACATTGCTACCAACAGCCCCAATAGCCTTATCATCAAATGATCTGACTTCATGGGTAATGCTTCTTTTAAGTGTGCCAGAATTAACTGGACATAAAAGTTTTGCATCAGCTTCGATCAAGATCAAACATTCCTCGATTACTTCATCCCTTCGCCTTTTTACATCATTTATAGCAGCTTTAAAAGGATCATTCATCATCTATAGCCAACTCCATATAATCATCCCATTCGATAATTTTTATAATTTTGAATTTATAATTTTCAAATTTAACGATCATTCCAGTTTTAATATCAGCATCAAGATTACAAAAAACACGTTTCGTAACTTGTTCGTTATAACCATAATCTCTATAAAGCAATGCCGATGAATAAGGTTGAATATCACAGGTTATAGACTTAATCGTGTACTCATCACCTATATGATATATGCCATCATCATCAGTTGAACCATCGTATAAGTCAATAATCTCAAGGGTTTTACGATAAAACATTATCCCATCACCTTAACTTTCGGTATTGGTAATAGTGCCTTAATTTCTTCTGGAATCCCCTCAGATATGCTTTGCGAACGAGATCCTTGCATCATTGATTTAATACCTACTAGGTCTTTATTCTTATAAAAATATATCGCTAATTCAACGATTGCAATAATAAAACTGTCTGGAATTGTATCGATATTTGAATAATTCTTGATTGCGAGTTCTGCTTTTGAGATGTAATAGGTAAGGATTTCATTGGATACATTAGGATTACCAAGTAACTCTATCATTAGATCTAAATTGTCCATCATATCACCTATGCCTTATATGCTAGAAGAATACCAGATGTTAAGGTAATGGTCATTGGATCACTTGGAACAGATATCGTCATACCACTTGATAAGGATATACCGCATATACCAGTATCGATGTTTTTTCCAGATATCTCACCGATAATAACATCATCAAGCATATGTAATGCTACATACTTACCAGTATGAGGTAGTTGATCCTTGATCACTTCAAAACCATCACCAACTAACAAATGGTTCTACTCATCAGTAAAATTAACTACCATCAGCAGCAGTAGCCTTATCAGCCGCTACAACATAAGTACCTTCGGTGCTTGCGAATGATACAATATCACCCTTCTTAACTGTCTTTGCATTTCCACCAGCAGCAACAGTAACCAGATAAGGATCAACACTAACGTCAACACTACCAGTTGCAGCAGCATCAAGAGTACCCTTAGTATGGGTATAGATGTTTTGGTCAAGATATGTATCAAATCCTAAAATTTTGCCAATGTTTGCTTCTCTCAATGCCTGTGTACTACCTGATTTCTCAGCATTTACAATAGCATCAAGTACAGACATTTTGGCTTGTGCTTCTGGATCAATAACGAGACTTCTATTGCTAAAAGGTACTTTATTGATGTTCATTCTTTTTGCCACACCAGAAAAATCATCAAGACCATCAGGAGTAGTGCCAGCGATACCATGATAATATGGGATCTCATTGTATAAGCCAGCAAGTCTAGAATCAATTTTCTGGGCGATTGCTTGCATAGCACCGTCCAAAATTTGTACCCCAAAATCTTCGATGTTCAAAGACATTTCTTTTGAGGAAACCTCAACAGTGACATCCGCTATCGAATCCAATGTAACAAGAACATTAGATTCACTGATATTTTGTGTGCTAGTTGTACCGGTAAAGTCGTTTGCAACGAACGAAGAGGGTTTTCTGATAGAGATTGTTTGACCCTTTGTAGAAAACTCATTACTGTAATCTGTATGTACAAGTTTTGCCATTACTAGGTTATTTTGTAATCTCATTACTGATTCTTTTGCAATCTCGTTTACTGTTAAAAAAGTATTAGCCATAATTATTTCACCATATCCCTTTCAAATTTTACTTATTTTTATATTTTTCATTGTGATATTTAGCATATTGCTCCATATCCATATCTTCAACGCTGGTTGATTTGTTTTTGTCTTTTGGAGGTACATAACCATCCCCAAGTCGTTCTTTAATCTTCTCATTGACCATTAGATCAGCATGAGAATTAAAGATTGATTCGAATTTCTCGATGTTTTTCATTGTGTTTTCTTCTGAATCAGAAATCAGGTAATCTATCAAATCCACAGGTAGCTTTCGTTCTGTGAAAATTTTCAAAGATTTATTTACAATCTCTTTCCTCGTACCGTCCTTTTCCATCTGTTCTACTTTAGCTTGTAGCTTTTTTAGTTCAATGTCTTTAGGATCAGCCGTTGGAAATCTTTTAGCTACTTCCTCATCAACAGCCTTTGTAAGATTGCCATTGTCCTTCCAACTCTGGAATGACTTCTGATAATGCTTATCTTTTTCGCTATCGATCCAGCTTTTAGCGTTTTTATCATTAGCAACAAACGCTTGAACCCCCTCTAATGTGATAGGAGCCAGCCCTTGAACAAATGAAGTGACTTCTGGGTTTTCTTTGTTTTCTGAATAAAATGATTTGAATTCTTCTATTGTCATTTTATAATCCTTTCCGTCCCACTGACTTAATAACCAGTGACACAATAAACTTGTTTTTTTATATATAAAAAAGACTTATTAACCTAATAATAAGCCTGATTTACTTTATGTTTTTTGACTTTTTCCATGTCTGATAATCGGTATAGTCAACAATTGGTTTCTTGCCTGTATCATCTTTGATATTTTCTCGTTTTTTAGTTGGAGTCCAACCGTCAACCATGGAACCACTTCTGAAATCCTATAAAAAATCATTGTCTGTCATCAAATCAGAAATTGCATCTATCTATCTAAGATATACGGTTGATGGAAAACTTAAAATCGGTAAACAACAAAGGTATACCGTATTGAAGCAACTTGAAAACCAGCTTGTAAAACAGGCTCAAGAACTTGGAAAGACTGAAATTAAGGTCACTTCAAAAATTTTATCTGATGTTTTTCAAGAATCATATTACAAAACAGCATATACGATTGAAAAAGGTATTGAGATGGAAATTAACTTTGCCATTCTAAAGCCTGAATTTGTAAAGGCTGCTGTTAACATACCGATTGAAAAACAGATGTTTAGTGACCGTATATGGACTAATAAAACAAAGCTGGTTAATCGTGTTCGTCAAGATGTTGAAAAAGCTATGATACAAGGTAAATCACCTGAAAAACTTGCAAGAGAAATCAAAAATCAGTTCGGAGTTACGGCATATGAA